GTGTGACTCGATGATTGGTGCACTTTCGTGGTCCAATACTGGAGCCCATTTTTCCATAAGGACTTGATCTGATTTAAACATTTTAGTTTCTCCTATTAATGTTTATTTAATTAAATTACAGCTTACTTAAATACGTTTGAGTTAAGCGCTGAGGTGTATCTTGCCATTGAATCAGAAGTATTCTCAGTAAGAGCTTGTTCTGTTCCAACAATTTTATCAACATCTGAAGTAGATTCAACAGACTCTTTCATGAAGTATGATTCTTTGATAGTTTTCACTTTCATTTCGAAAGATTCGCTATCGCCAAATTCTACATCTTCAACCAAAGAAGAAAGTTTTTCAGCTTCAGTAGCTGCTAGGTCAGAGGTATATTTTCTTACTACATCTGCACGTTGTGACTCTTGTACAGTTGTGAATAATTCAACATTCTCATCAGTGGTTTTATTGAGTTGCTCTTCAAGTTCGGCAACCTGTTCTGACAATTCGTCAACCAAGTCTTCCTTACCTTCAGGTACGCTAAGATAGTGCTCTTTAAATACACTTTGCAAAGAAGTCATAAAGCCTTCTGCGATTTCAGTACGTAGACCTGATTCGACAGCAACTTCATTCTCTTGCATCCAACCTTCAACTACATAGTTTAAGTAAGCGTCAACTTTCTCAACTAAATCAGTTTTAACAGAAGAAACTTCTTCTTCTAGGTTATTCGCGTATTCACTTTCAAGACGATCGATCTCAACACCAACTTTAGATTTTAAAGCGGCTTCAAAGATTGTTGAAGCTTTACCACGGAATCCATCAGATAACGTAGCTTCTTCAGCAACTAATACATTAAGATCTTCTTCGTAATCGATGTGAGAAACGTCAGCATCTTCAGATACAAGAGTATCTTCAACATCAACACCTTCTTTCATCTCAGCAGCTTTCATCATACCTTGGTATAACTTAACAGCTTCATCTTTCTTAGCTTTTTTCATCATTGAATATGCAGCATTCAAGATACCAGCTTTAGTCTTAGGAATATCAGTAGACTGTTTAGCACCCTTTGCGTCTCCAGCAGTTTCTTGATCACCAACTTCTTGACCGTCACCACCATCAACACCATCTTCAGCGCCTTCTTCTACATCAACTTCGTCTTCATCTTCTTCGACGTCGTCTTCTTCCTTTTTGACTTTTGCTTTCTCTTCAAGTGTTTCCTCGTCTAATGAATCAACTTGTGTCTCATCAACGAGCTCTTCACTTAGCTCAGCATTATCAATGTCTTCGTTTACAATAGACATATATTATCTCCTTAGGAGTTTACAAGTTTAGAGAGGAAATTCTTAAAAGCTTTAATCTCAATATCCGATGAACGCATATTTCGAGCCTCTTTTATTTCAGTCTCAATTATTTCAATTTCCTGAGGTTTAAGGATGCCATTGTCCCAGATCCAATCAACACCTTCCATAATACCATTAACGAATGCTTCGGGAGCAGACGGATCCTGTACTATATCAACAGTTGCTAACATGAAATCTTTACCGACTTGCATGACACCATTTTTTTTCTCAAGACTACCCATACCACGACTTGATACACCAAGTTTAACGCCACCCTCGAGTAGACCTTCAACGATCTTACCCATAGGAGTTTGTAAAATTGATGCTTTTCCAATAACATCACTACCTTCGAAACGAAGTTCTGTGATCCTATGTGAAACCTTATCCAAGTTAATTCCAGGTCCATCAGGGTGATTCAATTCACCGACTGCACGACCAGTTTTAACTTGTTCTTCAACGTATTTATTTACAGCACCTTCAAGGATACTTCTTTCATAAATACGTCCATTTCTATTCTTTTTATCAGCTTGCATGAATACACCTTCAATGAAGTATTCTTTTTTGCCGTCTGATTTTGCTTCAGTAATAACTTGTATGTTACTATCATGATACTCAGATATTAATTTCATTGTTCGAGTTCCTCGCCCATAAGTTTAATAAAGTCATTTGCATTCTTTTCAGCTTCCTTTGCATCTTTAAAGGAATCGTCGAGTTTATCGCCATTAATATAGACAGCAAACTTATTACCCTTTTGAGTAATTACGACGTCAACCTTATTGCCTTTACCGGCTTTCATTGCTTTAACTTGTTTTTCGTTAGAAGCGAGTTTGACTTTCTCTCTGAGTTCATTGAATGTAAGCATATGTTAGTCTTCTTCTGTTTGTACTGGTTGACCTAATGTAGATGCAATCTCAATCTTCTTTGCATCTAATGCCGCAGTAAGCTTTTGACTCATAAGAGTATCAAAATCTTTCTTAGCAGTTACGTTATCGCCATGCTGAATGTTATCAATTAATTCTAATGTGTTCATAATATCCTCTTTGTATTATATATTTATACTATTTTTTATTTCTACTGCATAAGATCGATATCGACTTCACCTTCGCTATCATCTTTCTTCTCGGCGTCCATTTCCTTAGCCATGTCTTTAATATCTTCATCACTAAGTTTAAGAATATTTTTACGAACCCATGCATTTGAAACGTACTTACCGACGTATTCATCTAGAGTAGATAGCATTTCAAATCGTTGTTGAATCATTTCAGACTCTTTTAACTCTGAGAAATAGTTATCTTCAATGAAATCAAAGTTAATATCTTCTTTCCATTCATCCCAATCTTGTAAGGTAATAATACCTTTTAAGATCAGTTGAGTTTTAAGTAACTGTACGAATATATCAGAGAATCTCATTCTTAGTTTATCAATGAACTTCTTAAACTTAACTTCTTCTCTATTGATCTCAGATGATCTACCTAACGAGAAACCACTATCTGATTCTAAACGACCCATTGGTACATTTAAAGCTTTAAATAATTTCTTTTGAAAGTACAAGATATCATCAATTTGACCAAGGTTTTCTCCGCCTGGCAGTGTTGTGATCTCAGTACCCTTACCGCCTTCACGACGTGGCAAGAAGAAATCTTCCAACATAGACATATGTTTCTTATCATCTTTAATCGCACCAGTATTTGCATCATATACAAGTTTGTTTCTATATTGATTCATAATACCACGTAAGTATTCTTCAGCCTTACCTTTTGGTAAGTTACCTACGTCAATATAAAAGATTCTTCGTTCTGGAGCACGTGATATACGGTAGATTACTAATGAATCTTCCATCATACGAAGTTGATTAACTGGTTTTAAAGCTTTTTGTAAGTATGAAAGAATCCTTGTGCGTGTTGGATCTAACATACCTGATGTACAATATGCAATTGAATCCTTATGAATCTTTAAAGCATCTTTACTACCAGTAGTACTAGTACCATTAGGATCGGAATACAAAAAGAACTCATTAGATTTAGAAACAAGAGTTGCTCCACTTTTTGGATCTTGTACTTCTTGTACTTCCTTTACTTTACGAAGCATAATGGGATCAATGTATCTTAAATCCTGAATACCTTTCTTTGGATTCTTTGTATCAATTACAATATGGTATGGTAATCTTCCATCAACATACCATTTTTTAAATATGTCATGACCATGCTGACTAAAGTTCAACATAGATAACACATTACTGAATTCTTCTCTGATTGTTTCTTTAATAGCGTCAGAGGTATCTACTTTATCTAATACGACATTAACAGGAGATGAATCATAGTCTCCAATAATCGCATCATTAACAATATCTTCGATAGCAGCATCACATTCTTGATGCGAAGCAACGTCACGATACTTAAGTATTAAGTCCGCTTCATTCTTAGCACTATCACCATCTAGATCAACATATGATCCAAAGTGACCACCAGCTTTTATAACACCAGCACCGTCCGATTCTGTATCAGGCACAAAAGATTTGATCGAAGGATTATCGTCCTTCTGCTTATCACCTTTTCTTTTTATTTCAAAGCCAAATAGTTCAGCCATGTTTTATCATCCTCATAATAACGGAGGGGAAATAGTTTCCCCTCGCTATATTATTTATACACCAATTAAGAAGTGGTATTTGATTCCCAATATAGAACTTGAAGTTCAACAGTGAACTCTTCGATCGTATTTTCTGAATCATAGTTAAGATCAATTGCAGATACATTCGAAGGCCAAGTACCTCGGAAATCATACCGCTTCGCAACAGTACCATCACGACGTAATTGTTCAACAATCATATCAGCTTGATAATCTAGTGGATCAGTAAAACCATTATTTTGATTATGCTGATTAATACCATTCATCCATCGCTCAAATGAATTACGAACTACAAATTCAGAATCATTGATTACTGTAATACTCCATGGTTCGAATGTACGATCGCCAGCAATTTGTAGCTTACGACCACGGAAAGGTACTTCAATCGGGGCAATAATTGATGCCGGCAATTGAGCGCCTTTACATAAGAATGATGTAAGTTCTACATCACCCTGAGCATAACCGGGAAAGTTACATGTTACTTTGAACATGTTGGCTCGTGCGCCACCACCCGTTAATTTTGACTTAAAGTCATCTACACCTAAAATAGCCATTTTTATTTACTCCTGTCTATTGTCCAGCAATTTCACTAAACTCAACACCAGTACGAGTGGCAACAAAGTTTAATGTAATATAGTTAATTGATCGAGCAGGTTTAATGAATATGTCAGCAACAAATTGGTTACTGTCAATCACATTACCTGTGTTATTTGTTTCATCGCATATTACCAAGAAGTCAGTAATACCACGACGACCTTTTACTTCACGTAAAAATGGTTCGATCATATTACGGAAGTTAGCTCGAGTGAATTCATCATTGAATTCGAAAAGTAAACCTTCAGAAGCAGTAGATATTGCTTTTTCCAAAACAATAAATAGTCGACGAACATTAATTCGATCGAATGCAGATGCACGATTTTGTGTCGTTTTATCACCAAATAGCATAGTACCACGGCCAGGTAATGATACTAATGGGTTGATATTTGATTTATAGAGAGTGTCTCTATCTGTCTTAGATGGATTAAATCCAAGCTTAGTAACTCCAAGAAGTTGACCACGTTGTTCACCAGCTGGTGAGAACCAAGCATCAGCAACACGATCAGTATTAGCACAAAGACCAGCAATATGACCTGAAGCCATAATGTGACGATATACATCGTTATACTTATCGTATACTTTTAATGATGATGAGTCAGCAACAACATATGATGAATTTGCATTTAATGTAGTCTTAAAGTAAGTATTAACATCAGTAAGTGGAGTTGTTCTTGTTCCATTTGTAAATCCTACAGGAGGAGATACAAAAGCAACACAATCCTTGCGAGTTGTACCTGCCAATGCGACAAGCTTATTCGCAATAAGTACAGTACCGGTACCACTTGACTCTCCGTCACCTGCAGCAAAGATTAAGTTAACATCTTCAATATCAGTAGCGTCAAACTTAGCCAATGCAGTTGCGATTTGAGCTGCGGTTGAATTAGCAGAAGTCTGAATACCGCCAGTCAAAGGTATAGTAAAGGTCGATCCATCAGGATCACCAGCAGGCGCAGCAAATGCTGCAGAAGATGATGTGATAGCAGTTGGAGCGGTTAAACCACCACTTCGTGTGCTGTGACCAAAATAGATATATTTAGATCCACTATTAATTACTTCTTTATAATAATTAGTTGTACCATCAGAATTTTTACCATTTGTAGCTTGGCTTAAATGCGAATATGTTTCTAAGATAGTACCTTTAGTTCCAGAGATAGCACCGTCGTTATCAAAAACAACCACGTGAATCTCATCTAAGTGAGGATATTTTCCATCGCCATCGACTGTAACGCTAGAAGAAACTATAGTTTCGGCGAAAGGCGAGGTGGCTGGTGCAGAATCAAAACTGCTAGCATAATTCCATGCAGCGAATTGTGCTGAAGTACAAACAGATACAGTAATACTGTTACCTAATGCCCCAGCATAACGTGCAACCCAATCGCCAGCAGAAGTCAAAGTAGCTGCAGGTAAAGCATCTTCGTTTGTAATTAAAAGTGCAGTTCCGCCTGCAGCATTTACTGCATCGCTGGCTTGTGCTCGTACAACTTTAAGTAGCTGACCATATTTTAAAAATCCAGCTGCTGGTAAAAAGTATTGTGCTGTAGTGTCGTCAGGTGTACCAAATATCTGAGCAAGTTCTTTTTCAGAACTTACACTTACAACTTGATCAATCGGACCCCATAAGAAATGTCCTGCTGTGCCACCAATACTGGTAGATACTGCGGGAATCACGTTCGTTGCGTCGATTTCTTTTACCTCGACGCCGGGCGAGACTTGAAATGCCATTGTTATATCCTCTCAATGAGTTAAAAATAGTGTGTATTACATTATACGGTATGTGCTCAATTACTATTATTTATAATAAATTATAATTCAGGATTGTGTGAGATCCATCTCGTACCACCAATATCAACCACTTCTTCGACTTCAGTATCTGCTGCATTACTAATAAAGCCGAATGGTAATAAATCATCTTGTATTGCTTTTAGTTGTTCTTTATATAACATATTCTTCATATCAATATCAGTGATACCATTGAATATATCTGTTGTAGCAAACCATGCAAACATAACTAGATTCATAACTAAGTCATCATGATTGTTACCTGATGCTTGATATGAAGTTCCTCTTGCTTCGAATGTACTCATTTCAATAATTGTATTTGCATCAACTATATGCAATTTCTTTTGTTCAATAAAGTCTTTTAGTGTAGAACAACCAATACGTTTAACACGTTTAGTCATTGTAGCACCAATCGCTCCGGATTTAATAGTCGATTCAACGAATAGATTCTCATATTCTAAATCATAATATAGACCATTACATACTACAGATCCTTGATCATTTGATTCTACAATAACATATGCTTCATTGTATGTCATAGCATATTTATAAATCACATCAGGAAAGAGTAAAGGCGATAGGTTATTATCTCTAAACGTTGCAACTTGTTTAAATGGTTCTACAGATGTATCGATGATGTTAAAAGTAGAGTAATCTTGTCCTCGTCCTTTTGCTACATCAACTATCATGATATAGTTATGGTCTACAATCGGCTGTTGGTATATGTAAGCATTTTCTTTTACATATATTGGATCTTCTGCTTTTTGGTTTAATAAAGCTTCGGATGATATAAGACTATTGCCTCTGCCTTGAAAGGTATTACCGAACTCTTGATCAAACTGTATCTCTGAAGTGTTAGCAATCGTTTGCTTTTTCCACTTCTCATCTCTACCTGGAACATCCCACCAATCTACTCTAAATGGTTTAAATTCATTTGTTTTAGTAACAGCACCTTCCCATAGTTTATGGAATACGTTACCGATACCATTTGCTGTAGAAGTAATGATTATCTTAGTGTTCTTACCAGATGATACAACAGGATACGTAGACGTATAGAACGTAGCATCGTTATCAATGAATGCAAACTCATCAAGGAAGAGTAAGTTAATCGATAGACCACGAATAGAACTACCAGAAGTGGCTGCAGCAATTATCTTTGAGT